CGAAGAAGAGGAGGCTGTTGAGGATAAGTCCGGCGGTGCTCTAACTTATGCTATCGTCGGTGCCGGTCAAGGCGGCGGACGTATGGCGAAGGCGTTTTATGATATGGGCTACACTAAGACGGTTGCCGTCAATACAGCCCGTTCGGACCTTAATGGATTAGACCTGCCTGATAATCAGAAGTTCCTCGTTGACGAACATGGCGATCAAGGCGCAGGCAAAGACCAAGCCAAAGCCCAAGCGGCTATTGAAAAGAAGGAGCAGGAAGTATTCAACAAATTCCGTGAAATTTTTGGGAACAACGTTGACCGGATCCTAATCTGCCTTGGCGTGTCTGGCGGCTCCGGCGGCGGCACCGTCAACACTCTTATCAAGGTAGCTAAAAAGTATTTTACCTATATTGGGGTGGAAGATGTGGACAAGCGTGTCGGTGTCGTAGCGTCGCTGCCCACCGCTGGCGAATCTGCTTCCCCAACCGTGGCGAAGAATGCTCACGCCCGCATCACCCAACTTTGCGGGCTCGCAGAAAAGGGAAAGATTGCTCCGCTTATTATGGTGGACAACGAAAAGATCAAAAAGCTGTACCCCAAGCTCACGGTAAAGAAGTTCTGGACAACCATCAACAACACCGTTGCCGGGTTATTCCACGTCTTCAACGTTTTAGCGAACCAAGATTCCGAATATACTGCCTTTGACCCGACTGACTATGATAGCATTATGAGCCAGTCTGGTTGCATGATTATGGGCGTTACGAGCGTGAAAGATGTTGATAGCGAAACAGCCATTTCCACTGCTTTGAAGAAAAATCTTGAAAAGACATTGCTCGCCGAAGGGTTTGATCTTACGACCGCTACGGGTGCGGCATGTATTGTAGTCGGAGGTGAAGTCTTGTTTGAAGAGACAGTAGGACTCATGGACAGTATTGAATTTGGGTTTGATACCTTAGCCGCCCTCACTGGCGGAGCAATTATTCATAGAGGCATCTATGAGGACGACAAACGAGACAAGCTTGTTACCTACACTTTGGTTAGCGGACTCAAACGACCAGCCAAACGAATTGAGGGACTGAAAAAGTTCTTAAAGTAATATGAAGAAGGTAGTTGCACTAATACTTCTCTTTTCGATCACCGCCACTGCGGCAGAGGTTACAAAGTTTGAGCCACGTCCTGCGACTGTCGAACAGGAAGGCACAACCTACGTCGGCATACTCCTCAGCGAGGAAGATTTCCGTAAAATACTAGAAAACAAAATTGAAGCCAACGCCACGCTTGGGGAATGTTCTGTAGATAAAAAAGTTTGTACCCAAATGCAAGAGACGTACAAAATATCCATTACGAAATTAGAGGAGCAACTCAAAAAAAATAACTCATGGCTTGACAGAAATCGGGGAGCCCTCGGTCTGTTAACAGGCTTAATAGTCGGGGTCGGAGTTTCAGTTGGGATTGTTCATGCGGTATATCCTCAATGAAAAAGGACCACACTTATGTGGCTGCGGTAGAGAGAGCCATAGCAGAAAAATACGGGAAAAAAGCGGTTCAAGACTTTCGATCTCAATGGGAAGAGGAGGACGAAAAGGAGTATTTATCTCAATTGGCTGAGAGGAACCACCGACATAAAAATCACCACCATAAACAAAAAGTAGAAACGGAAAACTACAGCATCTCAAAGAGACCATCTACGAAAAAGTCTTTGCGCACCTGTCCTATCTGTAAAACATATTCATTTTCGTATCGAGACGACCTATATATGAGTAGGTTTAAAAGTTGTTTTCTCTGCTATGTTGATTTTATTGAGTTTAGAGAAGAAGAGTGGGAAAACGGCTGGCGACCCAATTTAGAAGAGCTTTCAAACGCTATGAGGAGAAGAAAAAATAATGTCTAATATACTGGATATCATCAAAGGGCTTAACCAAGCAGCCTCCAACGCCTATGATGGTTACGATCACATGGATGAAAAAATTGGTTTGCGCCGCGAAGAAGGAAATCCCATTGTGGATAGTCGCGTCATGGACGGCTTTGCAGTTCGTTTCGCTGCGGACAAGATGATTGTGACTTATCAGAGTGATATTCCCCTTAAGGAGCTTCACCCCCGTGGTCAGTTTGAAAACGATATTGAGCGAACCTTTGCCGATATTACAAAATTCCTTAAAAAGGAATATAAAAAAATAACCAAAAGCTCAGTTACTTTAACAGAGGTTGCTCCCGCAGACATGATGGTGCAATCTACTTCTCGTGTGAGAAACTGGGTGCAGGCAACCAAACAATATAAAATAGGAACAGACTCTGAAACTGTTTCCCTAGGAAGAACATCGGACGAAAAGATGGAAGACGGTATTAAGAAATTTTTAGATTTATCTTCTGAAAAAAGACCATCAAACGACAAAGCATCAAAAAATCCTGATACGCCGAAGGGCTAAATGTCCCTTTCAAAAAAAGAAATAATGGCGGAGATTGTTCGTGCGGGGAAAGACCCCATCTATTTCTCCAATTCTTATGCTAAAATTTCGCACCCCCTTCATGGACTAATTCCTTTTGATATGTACGACTTCCAAGAGGAAGTACTGAAGGACTTTAAAGACTATCGCTTTAACATTATCTTAAAAGCACGGCAGTTGGGAATTTCTACTACGGTTGCGGCTTATATTTGCTGGCTCATGTTGTTTCATCGAGACAAGAATATTTTAGTGGTTGCTACAAAACTCGGCACCGCAGCCAATCTTGTTAAAAAAGCAAAAGCGATTTATAAAAACTTGCCTGCGTGGCTGCGCATCGCTACTATTGAGATAGATAATCGAAACTCTTTCGAACTCTCTAACGGATCGCAAGTTAAGGCGTCTTCTACATCAGGCGATGCTGGACGTTCTGAGGCACTCTCTTTACTGGTTGTGGACGAGGCAGCGATTGTTGAAGGGTTGGATGAGATGTGGGCAGGACTTTACCCCACTCTTTCAACTGGTGGAACTTGTATTGCTCTTTCTACGCCGTATGGGGTGGGAAACTGGTTTCACAAGAATTATATTGAAGCTGAAGAGGGAAAAAATGATTTTCACCCCGTAAAGTTGCCCTGGACCGTACACCCCGAACGTGACCACGAATGGTTTAAAAAAGAAACCAGAAACATGTCTAAGAGAGAGATCGCCCAAGAGCTTGAGTGTAATTTTAATGCCTCGGGTGAGACTGTTATTCACGGCGATGACCTCAAGAGAATCCTTGAGAGTAGTTCAGACCCTCTCCATAAAACAGGGTTTGACCGAAATTACTGGATATGGCATCCCCCACAGGAGGGAAGAGATTATCTGGCTATAGCGGACGTGGCTCGGGGTGACGGATCTGATTATAGTGTATGTCAAATTTTAGATATTGCATCAATGACTCAGGTAGCAGAATACCAGGGAAAAATCACGCCCGATATGTTTGCTCCTCAATTGTACACTATGGCTAGTGAGTACAATAATGCACTTTTAGTAATTGAGAACAATTCTTTCGGCATTGGAGTTCTAAGCCGACTCGAAGATCTTGACTATTCTAATATTTATTACAGCATTCGCTCTACTCATGAATATGTAGATCAAGCCACGGCAGAAGCTATTGGAGGAGTTGCTGGGTTTACAATGTCTATGAAGACTCGTCCTTTAGTAATTGCTAAGTTCGAAGAATTCGTTAGAAACAAACTAATTACGATTAACTCTAATAGGTTAGCTAACGAAATTAAAACTTTTATCTGGCACAACGGCAGAGCACAGGGCATGAGGGGGTACAATGATGATTTGGTTATTGCTACCTCTATCGGATGTTGGGTGCGTGATACAGCGTTAGTGGTAAATAAAAGAGACATGGAGTATAAAAAAGCTTTGATAGGGGGTATGATGATTGGCGGCAAAGTGCTGGATACAAAAATAGAAGGCATGACGGGCTTCAAACCCCCCAGCAAGCCGCAAAAAACTTTCAGAGGCAATGATGGAAGAAATCATGACCTTTCGTGGATAATTAAGGGATAATATGGCGGACAACTTAAACAACAATAACCCAAGAAACACTCAATCATCTTTATTTAAAAGATTGACCCGGCTGTTCAGCGGACCCATAGTAAACTACAATCAGCCTTCGGTAGTAAAGAGCACTCCTCGCACAGTGCGCAAATATAAATTTACGACTAGTACAGGCAAGGAATTTAAAAAGAAGGAATACTACAATCCCTTCAGTGGTCTTCAGAACCAAGTCTTGATGAACCGGGATAAGCAACTTCGTTATACTGATTTTGACCAAATGGAATATACGCCCGAACTAGCTTCTGCGTTAGATGTGTATGCAGACGAAATCACCACCTCCTCTGAAATAACTTCTCTAGTCCACATCGAGTGCCATAATCGAGAGATAAAAGAGATAATCGGCACGCTGTTGTACAGTGTTCTTAATATTGAATCTAATCTTTTCGGCTGGGCTCGGAGTATGTGTAAATATGGTGACTATTTTCTCTATCTTGATATTGACGACTCAATAGGAATAACAAATGTTATTCCCCTTCCTGTGCGAGAAGTTGAAAGAGTAGAAGGGAAGGATGAAAACAACCCCAACTATGTTCAATATTACTGGTCCGGACAGGGCGACGGGGTTACCTTTGAAAATTGGCAACTAGCTCATTTTCGAGTGCTGGGAAACGACAAGTATGTCCCCTATGGGACATCGGTGCTTGAGTCTGCACGTCGAATTTGGAGACAACTGATCCTATTAGAAGACGCCATGATGGCTTATCGTATTGTACGCTCTCCCGAGCGGCGTGTGTTTTATATTGATGTAGGAAATATTCCCGCTGAGGATGTAGAACAATATATTCAACAAGTACAAACCCAGATGAAGCGAAACCAAATAGTAGACGAAGACACGGGCAGAGTCGATCTGCGTTACAACGCTATGAGTATCGACGAAGATTATTATATTCCGGTAAGAGGTGGTAACTCCTCTAGAATTGAAACCTTAGCAGGAGGACAGTTCACGGGGGATATCGACGATGTAAATTACCTACGCGACAAACTCTTCTCAGCCATCAAAATCCCTAAAGCTTATCTTGCTCAAGCCGATACACAAGAGGATAAAACAACCTTGGCTCAAAAGGATATCCGCTTTGCAAGAACAATCCAGAGACTCCAGAGGGTGGTCTTAGCCGAGATACAGAAAATATGCATTATTCACTTGTTTACTTTGGGGTATCGGAATGAGGATTTAACAGGCTTCACTTTGACTTTGAACAACCCAAGTAAAATAGCGGAGTTGCAAGAGTTAGAACATTTGCGGACAAAATTTGATATCGCTGGCGCAGCCACCGAAGGATTATTCTCCAACCGATGGATTTATAAAAACATATTTAAGCTCGATGACGATGAGGTTGAGCATATTATGCGCGAACAATATACAGATGCGAAACATCGGGCAGCAACAGAAGAAGCGGGCACCCCAGCGGAGCCCGGCACAGGCGGCGGCGACCTACTGGGAGGGGACGAAGGCGGTGACCTACTCGGAGGAGACGAAGGAGGAGAAGCCGAGGAGCCGGAAGATGAAGGTCCACTCCTCGCCGAACCCGAATCTGAACCAGGGCAACGAGACGATTGGTATAAGCCGGTCAAATTAGACAGGAGAAGAGCAGGAGCCCGAAAGCGAAGTGCATTAGCTTCCGCCGGAGAAAAAGTAGCCTATCCAGGCACCACACGACTATTTAAAGGAGACGCTGGCGGTCTCGGTCCCCTCTCACGAGGAATTGTGAGTGCCGGCGTTGCCCGAGATGAAACTTTGATATTAGAAACAAAGAACGATATAAGCAAACTAATTAAAGAGTTGGAAACCCACCATGAAAACAAAACACAATAAAAAAAGAAATACTGCGTTTATTTATGAGGCTCTGGTTAGGGAGATGGCTAAAGCAATGGTCCGAAGAGACACTGAAAAGAAAGACCAAGTCAGTGCGGTGATGCAAGAACACTTCAAGAAGGGTACCACCCTCGACAAGGAACTTCAGTGTTATCGTGCGCTTCACGAAGAGAGTGGCGTAGACAATTATACGGCGGAGAAAATAATTCATCGAGCCAAGCAACAATATGATTCGCTAGATAAAAAGCAAATCTTTAAAGAACAGTCCGCTGTTATAGGCAAAATTAATAAAACTCTCGGATCCGGACTCTTTTCCAATTTTGTCCCCAACTACCGCACTTTTGCTACCATATCTCAGATTTTTAGCGATAAAACCCCCGTTAAACAAAAGGTTCTTATGGAGAGGCAAATTTTAAAAATCATTTCCAAAGAAGCGCAAACGGAAGAGGAGGTCGTTCCGGTGGATAATCTGGTGGTGAAAAGTTTTTCACAAAGGTACAACGAACAGTATCAACACCTCCTTCCAGAACAAAAAACCCTCCTTACAAAATATATTTTAGCTTTTGGAGATAATGACGCTGATTTTCGCGTCGCCATCGCCGAAGAGCTTCACAGAATATACGCAGCTATTGAAACATCTTTGAAACTGCCGGAAGTTTCGTCAGATGAGGTAATGCTGGAAAATACAAAAAAAGTAATGGAAGAGGTAAAATCATTTAGTGTCGCCACCATCGGTGAAAAAGAACTGAGAAAAATTCTAAAGTTACAAAACTTAGTAAATGAGTACAGTCACGATGCCGCTAACGATTAAACTAGGAAAAAAAGAGCCCCTCCCACCACAGGCAACCATTGAGCTACAAGTTCGAAAAACTTTGGATGGCAATCTTTTAATTACTGACCATTTGAAGATGGACATTATTATAGTACCATCAAAAAGTAAGATAATTACTTTACCAAAACCCCACGCTGGTGATAATATTTACGAATACCAGAGAGACTTAATGAATTCGCTGTTTAAGGGTGGCGTCATCAATTACGAGACGATACAGGGTGGTCCCGCCTATGGAATGCTGGAAGGGGTTATGGGAAGCAGCGATAATGTGGACGCTGTACAGGTAGCTTTGCTGGAGATTGATAAGTTTATCAAACACACTATAGCCTCCGAATTTAAGGCGGACGAATATGACGAGAACATAGAGGACCGCTTTACCGACCCGACAGCGGAAGACTCGACGGAATGGGGTGCGATACCTCCAGAGCAAGATGAGCCCTACAGGCAGTCGATGCCCCCGTCGTCGCCCTACACGTTTGCCGGCTACGGCTATCTTTACTAAGAGGATATATGGAACTGGTTTATTTTATCTTGTCCGCTTACGGGCTAACTCAAATTTTAGTTTTTTCTAAAATTTTTGATACTTGGCGACCAAAACATCATTTTTTTCACTGCCCTATGTGCATGGGTTTTTGGGTGGGGGCACTTCTTCTAATCCTAAACCCATTTACAGAACTATTTACCTTTGATGTTTCAGTAGTAAACGCAGTCATCTTAGGCTGCCTTTCTTCGGGAACATCATATGCGTTGTGTGGGCTGATTTCTGATGGAGGATTTCAAATTGAACACCAAAACGGAAGGAACGTGGACACGAAAGTGGATGCTAAGACCAGTAACCAATTGTTGCAGGGGTAGTTGTACCGTGCGGGTAGCGCCCGCACTCAAAGGAGAAAAAAATGAATAAGAAATA